CCTGCAGCGCTTCGCTCGTCGCGCCCGAGTCCGCCGCACCGGACAACACGCGTCCATCCTGTTCGGCAGACACGTGTGTCGAGGTTTCAACCGGCATGGACGGCCTCAGTGTACTCCCCTTGACGCACCGGGGCAAGATGTGCTTGACCGATCATGCGCCCGCCTCCGCTTGCTGCGCCGCCGCGGCTTGCGCCTGCTCCGCCATCTGCTGTTCGTGACTCATTCCGGCATCCTGTTGCGCGGCCTGCGCCGCCCGAGCCTGCTCGGATTCCGCGGAGGCGTGCTCGTGCTCGCGGTCCTGCTCGTCCCGCGAGCCGACGTGCCCCATCGCGGCCAGCCCCGCTTCATGCGCCTGGCTGGACGCCTGCGCCTGTTGCTGTTGCTGCGCGCCGAGTTGCTGTTCCCGCGCGTCGATTTCGGCCTGCATCTGCATCCCGCGCAAGGTGTACTCGGCGATCTGCAGCTTCGTCGCGTTGTCCATCTTCGCTTTCTCGAGGTCGGTCTGCGCCTGCAGTTGCGCAATCGCCATCTTGAGCTGCGCGTCCATCTGCGACGCCTGCCCGTCGGTCTGGGCCTTGACCTGGGCCACCTGCATCGCGCCCTGTTGCTTGACCTGATCCGTCTTGATCATCTCGCTGGCCTGTTGCAGCTGTTGCTGGGCCTGCGCGAGTTGCTGCTTCAACTGCTCCGGATCGGGCTGGTCGTCGCCGTCCTTCTGCGGTTGCAGTTGCGGCGGCAGCGCCTTTTCGAGCCGTTCCGCAATCTTCTGCGCCCCAGGGAAGGACAGTTGCCGCACATAGTCCGGCGTCGCGACCGCGGCCATCTCGGGAGGCAGATGCGGGATGAGTTCCCCGAGTGCGGCCGCGCCCTCTTCGCGCCGGGTCGCACTCGCCTTGCCCACCGTCACGGTGACCGCGTATTTCCCTGCCGTCGGGTCGTAGAAGCTATACAGGCTCTCTTTCAGCTTCGCGAGCTCGGGCGTCACATCCGGCGGGGCCTCTTGCGGGATCCCGTCCGGGCCTTTCTTGAACGGCTTGCCCACCATGACCTGTTCGGGCTCGTCGTCCATCCCCATGATGTGGATGATCTGCCCCGGCCGGGTGATCTTCGGGATGATCTCCACCATCAACTCCGCGGCATAGATGAGCGCGCGGCGCACATTGTCGGGGTAATTGCTGTTCGCCAGATCGGAGGCGGCCTGGAGCGACTGCAGCGCCCGCCCGCTGCGCTCGTTCGGATGGCTATTGCCCAGCGACGCATCGCCGGTGCTGGTCGTGGCCTTGATCGCCTCTTCCGAGGTCCGCATCAACTCCACGGCGGCTTGGATCGGGGCGTCGAAGGGCGAGCGCATCGGCGGCGGGACTTGCGCCCCCGCGAGCGCGATCGGGTCATACGGCAGCCAAGCGTGGTTGTAGATGTTGGCCGTCTGCCAGATGTCCTTATACGGGTCGAGCTGCGCCGCCGCCGCAATAACCGGCGACTTGGGCGAGAGCGCAAAGAGCTCCATCGCCCCGGAATAGGTGTAGTTGACCATCCGCTGCGCGTCCATGCCCTCTTCGATGATCCCCCGGAGCACGGTCGTGCCGTCCACGTTCAGCTCTTCGCCCAGAATCGGAATGGCGGGGATCCGCGATCCGACCCAATCCCATTCCTCGAGCTCTTCGAAGGCGTTGATCTTCGACCCCTTCACGACGGGCTTGCGCACCTTCCGCGTTTTCCCCTTGGCCCCCTTGGGGAGTTCGCCTTCGCCGCCCGTGCCGTCCTCGAGCTGGTAGATTGTCTTCTCGTCGTAGGTCACGCGCCAGTATTCGGCGATCCGGATGATGTCTTTGTCCAGCCAGCCCGGCATGTCGCCCGTGGCCATGAACTCTTCCAGCCCGCGAATATCCGCTTTCGGGTATTTGGCCTTGAACTCGTCCCGGTCCATGTCCTCCGTGATGAACAGGAACAGCGCATCGGAGCGCGTCGGGCGATTGGCGCTCGGGTCGCAGTAGACGGTCAGGTTGTTCGTGATGCGCTCGACCCGGAGCTCTTGATCGAAGGCTTCGGGGTCTTTCGGATCCCCGTCCCAGGACTCATGCACGTACTCCGTGCGCAGCCGGAACCACCCGATCCCGCCTTCAATCGCGCCGTCCGCCGCCCACTCGATCGGCGACTCCCCACGGCTCTGGTTCTGCACCCGCCGGAGATAGCCCTTGAAGATGTCCGCCGTCTCGGTATCCGCGCCTTGCCCGTTCGGCATCACGTCGAAGCCGAAATCGGCATTTTTGATCGTGTTGCTGACCTGTCGCACGGGCTGAGAGAGACGATCAACCACCAGGCAGGGCCGCATCGGTTGCGGCGGGGCCCCGTTGATCGACGCGGCGCCTTCGCGGGCGGACTTCAGCGCCGAGGGCCACTGGTCGCCGGCGCGGAACTTCTTGGCCAGGAGCGTCCGCTCCCGTTGGGCCTGTTCGGCATCGGCGCAGCGGTTCCAGCGCTTCCGGGCTTCCGCGATCACCGTCGACGGGGTATCGGCCATTACGTCTCGAGCCGTGGCAGTTTGTGCAGCGTGGCGTGCCGGCGCACGGTGTCCGCGAGTCGATGGGTGACGCCGCACGGAGCACAGTAGAACCCGAACACCGAGGGCTCGGGCTGATACACGTTGCGCGGACAGATGAGCGCGGGTTCCCCAATGTGCGGCCCATCGGCATAGTTCACGAGTCGATGCTCCGTTTTCTCTCGCCCGCAGTTCGCGCAGGGGGCCTCATCAACCGGGGGGCTATCTGCCATGCGGACTCCACTTCGCCATCAACCGCAGTTGTTCGCGCTGCGCTTCCAGGCCAGGCTGCGCCTTCGCCATCAGCCGCCGCCACGTATCCGGCGACTGCCGCGCCTTCAAGAGCTTGGCTTGCACCGCCGGCGGACACGCCAGCAGCTCGAGATACGCGAACATCGCATCGATCTCCTCGGTGCCCACCTTCAGCCCGCGCCAGATACTACTGGCCACCTGACGCCACCGAGCCGAGCCCTTGAGCACGATCGTGAGCAAGCGCAGCCGGTCGCGCTCGATGTCCCGGAGGAAGGTCATGATGTTGTCCGAGAGCTCGCGTTCGCGCGCGGTCGCATACCCCGCATTCGGCAGATCGGGGAGGTGGAACAGTTCAGGCGCTGCCATGCTGCAACCTCGCGTGTCCTTTCGCGGTGATCCACACGTCCAGAATCAGCGGTTCGCCCGTCACCTTCGCGATGTGGATGTCCGCATCGGGCACGCCGCCGTTCGTGCTCAGCACCGGCGTGAGGCCCACGGCCGCGAACTCCGCCAGAAACCCGTCCAGGTCGGCGCGCTTCGGTCCCTGATCAGGCTTCGTCATTACAGGTCCGTGGTGACCACGTCACGCTTCGGCGCGACCATGCGCGTCGGCTTCAAGATGTAGGCGTTGGCGCCCTTGCTGTGTGCATGCTCTTCAGCCACCCGCTGCGCCTCGTCCATGTCTTTCGCTTCTGCGACGACGACGCCACCGACGACGATGAGCGGCTTAGTACCGGAATACATCTGACGTTTCTCCTGAGAGTGCAACAGGGCTGAAATCGCGGCCTGTTGTTTCAGTGCTGCCTGCTGGTTGAAGTAATCGACCAAGTTGGCGTCCTTCGCGGTCGTGATCGACTGGTTGTAATTGCCGAACCCGTCCGTGCCCTGATAGTTCGTCACGCCATCCACCCGGAGTGCCCCGCATAGACCGGCTTCGGTGGCGGCTGCGTCACCTTCGGCGGCTTCGGCGGCTCGCTCCCGAAGTTCAGCTCCAGATACTCCGCGCAGTTCTGCCCGTGCTCATACCAGCCGTCTTTCTTCGGCTTCCGCACCTGCTTGTTGTTGACGCTCACCATGTGCTCGTCCCACACATACCCCGCTTCGAACCCGTCCGCGAGGAAGCGATCCACCAGCGTCGACTGCGCCGAGATGCGCAACCAACGGTCGCCACTCGACACGACGAGCGCTTCCTGTCGGTTCGCCGTGCGCTTGCGCATCATGCCCGCCATGCGCTCGACAATCGCCAGCCTGACCGCCGGGCTGTTGCTGTCGGGCTGCGAGCGCGCATGGATGCCGTGCGTCAGCAGCGTCTTGACGGCCCCCTCCGTCCCGTGGGACGTATCCGCCGCACCGGCGGGGTCGCAGCACTCTCGGATCTCCACCGCGTTGGGGAACCACTCGTGCCGATACTTCAGGAGAATGCCCACGAAGTCATCGAGGTAGAGCTGCTGGCCGAGAATCCCCCCGAGAAACCGCACCTGGCCGAGAGCTGAGGTCTGCCGAAAGAGGACACATGGATGGTGCTTGCCGAAGTCCAACGCCATATCCAGTGGTAAACGCGCATCGTACTCCGCCTCCACCTCGTGTAACTGCCGCACGAACGCCCCCGCATAGACCGGATCGCCCGTGACGTTCATCCCCCGGATCCCCTGAATCAGCGTTCGGTGCTTCGGGTGGCTTGGCGGATACAACCGCTCGAGCGCCGGAATGACGGAGGCATCCAGGTTGTGCGCGTTGTCGTAGACACTCAGCGGGAAGTACGACCGATTCGGGTCCACGCTGTCACTCGGAAACTCCTGCGCGATCCAGTGCGTCTCTTCGATCGCCTGGGGGCTGATCGTGATTTGATGCGGAAACCCGGGCGCTGACAACCGGCCGGCGCATTCGAGGTAAATGTCCCGCGGCAGCTCCTCCGCCTGGTCGATGTAGATCCGCGCCAGCGTCAAGCCGCGAAACTTCGAATAGCGCAGCGTCTGGTCCTGGGACTTCAGCCCTCGGATGTAGATGCGCGAGCCGTTCGGCCAGTCAAAACAACTCTCCTTGCTGTTCCATGTCTGCGCGTCCCCCGCCTCGTTACAAATCTTCACCCAGAGCGGCGCAATCAGCCCGTGCACGGCGTCATCGGTCCAGCGCGCCAGCATGATCGGAATCCCGTGATACTTGCGGGCGGCTTCGTGCTCTTTCCACAGGCAGACCGTCGTCTTACCCGCTCGGATGGCGCCTTCCACGTCGACCTCGCGGGCCTCCGCGAGCATCACGGCCGACTGCTTGCCCTTCCAGCGCATCCGGACAATGCGGTTAGCCATGGACGTGCTCGTGAATGACCTTGGCCGGGATGAGCGGGCCTCCCTCGCTGTCGGTCAACGCTTGCGCGGGCTTCCCATAGCCGCGGTCCAGAAGAATGTTCGCGGCGGACACGGAAGCCTTGGCGTTATCCGAGCGCATCCAGAAGGCCAGGCGCGTGAGGGCCTCCGCGGTGTAGACCTGCGCCGCCGCCTTGAGGTCCACCGTGACCTTGTTCTGGACGCCTTTTTTCCTCCCGCCCCGCTTGGCCATGCGTTCGCACTATTCTGAAACCACGATGCGCGTTTTTGTTAGCAAAAGGCTCATGTCGCCACGGGCCGGCGACTGCGCGAATGGAGCACCCGGACGAGCTGGCGATGCGGCTCTCGTCTGACCGCCTCACGGAAGCGCCGAAGTGCGCCAATCAACTCCGCCTGACTGCCCGGCACCTGCTCAGCCACCCACACCCGGTCATACGCGGCGTTGGATCGCTTGACCTGGGCGTGGCCCCTCGCGCAGGCACGGACCCAGGCATCCGCGAGCGCATCCGAGAACAACCAGACGCCTCCTGTGCCGCGCGTCACTTGACGCGCCCGGTCAGGAGCCACCGGAGCCGTGTCCAGAGCGACCAATCCACGGCGTCCTGATACACCCCGAAGCGGTTCAGCCGCACCTCGTGCGCATACACCTGCGTCTGGAGCGTCGCGATGTCCTGCGCCAGCCGGTGCGGGTCCGTGTCCAGCCGAGTGTCCCAACGCAGCGCGTATGACGCCCGCTCAATCGCGCACGCCGCCTCCCGCGTCAAGCGATCCGTCATGTGAAGAGCTGCGCCGCGACCCAACACGCCAGTCCAGCCGCGACAAGGCGTAACCGGTGTGGTTCCCCTGGAGGCGTCGCGCCCCAGATGGCGGCAATCGCAAAGAGCACCAGCGCGAACACCAGTAAAATCATGTGAGGCATGCGCGACTCCTCCAGGGATAGCGCCGGGTTACGCCGTGGGTTCGGGAATCGGATCGGTCTGGCTCGCGCCCAGCGCCTTCAGCCGCGCACTGATGGGCTCCAAGCCCGCACCGATCGCGTCGAGATCCGCCTGCGTCACGGCCCCGCCCGACGCGAGCAGATCGCTCAACCGCTGAATCTCCGCCGTCTGAGCGTCGACCTTTGCGGCCACATCATTGGTTTCCGCATCGAGGTCGGTCACAAGCTGTTTGATCGAGGTGACGGTCGCCATAATCGTGTTCTCCTGGAGGCTGATGGCGCGGAGGTGCGCCAAGATCGCATCGAGTTTCGTGGTGAAGTCGAGGCCCGAGCCGGGCGGCAGTACGATCGTGAGCTGCACCTCGTGCCGATGGAGCTGGGGCGGCGGATCGTGATGCGGTGATGCGGGCGGAAGGCGCGGTGGCTCAGGTTTGGAACGGTAGGCCATAAGGCTGCACGGTTACCTTACGCACGAATCCCTATCCGTGCGGCAAGGGACACACTCTGCTTGTGGGTGCTGTACTGAATCCGCAACGGATTGACGCGGGATTGATACGAGGTCCACCGCTCCAGGCACAGCTCGCACTTATGGCGCCGACGCCGATACCCAGGATGCGCCGCTGTTGCCACCACGACACGACTGTCCACGATGTGACAGGAGTGTCGACCATGCCCGTTCGGGCACGTTTCAGGATCGCGCAGACTCAATGTTCCAATCAGCCTCACTTGCCGAGATCCTTGCCGTCTGTGCCTGCTGCCACGTAGGCGCTCGTCGCGAGCAGCGCGCCGTCGGTCCCGAAGTTCGCCGCGTAGTCCGCGAGGGTCGGCCGCCGCGTCGTCGGCGGAGACTTGTAAATCGCGTCGCCGCCGGCGAGCACGTTGTTCAGGAATGACCACGTGACCGCCTGGGCGAGCGCGGGCGTGCCAGGTGTGAGTCCCTCGCCGGTGATGCCGTAGGTACCGTGCTTCGCGAGGTTGTTCGTGACCGTCAGCTTCTTGACAGCGTAGGCCGAAGGGCGTAGCACGCCGCCGTCCTCCGCGACGCGGATGCTGCCCAGATACAACCCGAGGAACGTGCCGCCGTTGTCGAACGTGTTGTGGTCGATCGTCAGCTCGCCCCACTCGCCGCCGACGTTGACCGCCCGACCGCGCGCCTGAATCAG